ACGTTCCACGATGCAAGCCTAATTTCGCTAATGCCGCCGACATTGTTGCGGCATCCTAATGCGTATCCTGATGTTAATGCACAGCTCATATTTTTTCTTGTTTATAGTGTCAAAAGAAAAAGAAGGGCAGGTTTCCCTGCCCTGTCATCAGCCAGCAGGTGTCGTTGCGTTGCTCGCTTTGTACAGCACCATAAACTCGGGATATGCAAACTGCACCCCGTATTTCAGTGCCGCTTGGAAGCGAATCTGGTCGTTGTCGTACGACGCCCAGATGCGGAAGGTATCCTCATCAGAAAGCAGGTCAGTTCCGAAGAACAGGTTGCTCAATGACGTTGCTACGATGCGGCGCGTGCCATTCAATCCGTTCACCGCGCAGATTCGCATATTGGTCGCAGGGAAAAACATTTCACCTGCACCCAACTGCCCAAGGTCGCCTTGATACAAGTTCAATCCTACAAGTTTGTTTGCAAGGATGCGGTAGGTATCCCAGCCGCAGAAGGCGTAGATGTCGTCCTTGCTGATGATTTCAACAGGGATGTTTTGATACACATTCTCAAACGCGCTCACGATGGTGGTGTCACTGAAAGCCGCACCTGCAAGGCTCGACACGATTGAAGCGGATGCAGTGGTTTTCTCCATCAAGTGCAACAAACCAACGGTCTTGTTCAGATTCGCGTCGCCGCTCAATGATGCAGATGAACCAGTCCATCCTGATGCGCCAGTCGCAGTTGTTGACTGCCAAATAGCGTTCTCGATGTTCTTTGCGATTTGCTTTGCCTTCTGCTCTGCAAACGCTTGCTCGAAAGGTACGCCTTCGTAGTTGCTACCCTGCGTCAACTGCGTCTGCATCCAGTACTGTTCCAATGAACGTGGACACAACTCCTCTTGCACTTTTACACGTGCCACGCTGATGTTACGCTGGCTAAACGTGGTTGTTCCTGACGCATTCCACGCACAGGTGGATGCGGCTTGGAATACTGCATCGGTGTCCATTAAGTTCAACGATTCCTCGTACTTAACGCCCACACGCTTCTGCATCAATGATTGCGTCTTCGCATCGAAGACGGCTTTGGTCAGCAACGGCAACCGCTGTTGCTCGACATAGGATGTTAATCCTCCTAGTGAAAATGCCATAATCTTTTTATTTTAGGTTTTTAAGGTTATTTGTTAATGCTTCAAAATTCGTGTTCCGCGATAGTTTGATATTCTCGACAATCGCGTCACTTGCTCTTTTGCGTGGCTCTGCTGTTGGTACTTTGCTCATCTTCTGAACCTCGGCATCCAACTGGTCAAAGCGTGCGGTGTTGGCTTCCATCGCACCTGCTAACTTCTGCATAATCTCCTCCAACTTCGCTTCCAATGCGGCTATCCGCTCTTCCATTTTGTCGCCTGCTTTTGGCATCATCTCGTCTTCAGGCGTGACTTCAATCTCCACCTCCTGTGCCGCTACTTCTTCCTCAACCACTGGCTCACCTGCTGGCAGGTCACCCACTTCGACAATCTTGCCGCCTTCGGTAGTAATCACACCGACTTCGGGTACAGTGTGCTGACCATCAGGTGCGGGTAGCATTCCTTCCTCCGTGACAACGAACACAGGCGTACCTGCAACAAGGTCGCCATCCACGCGCACCATCGTGCCATCTTCCAATTTGTAATCTGCAAAGTTTTGTGGCGTTGGCGTTGCGGTGAATTTCCGCAGTGCGTCAGCCAGTTCAGTCAAACGATTTGCTATGCTCATAGGGTCGCTTTTAGATTAAATACCACGTGTTTGGATAGTATGCAAAAAAACGCTGAACGCCTCTTCAAGGCTCGCCATCGCCGCCTCTAAACTGGATTCAGTTGCCTGCATCCCGAAATAGCCTTCAATGCTGAAACCTGTGAACTGGTCGCGCTCCGCCCACACTTTGTCATTCTCAACCTTGAACGAACCAAACCAACTGCCATCAGGTGCATCCTCAAAGCCTTTCGGTGGATTCACCCCACGCTCGCGGTCAATCAGGTAGCTTTCAAACATATACACGCCATCCAGCGGCTTGCTGTGTTCGGCGTTCACCTTCGCTTGGTTCTGCTGTTTAAAGTACTTCTGCACCATCTTGCGGATCGTGTCCTTGTCGAACATCACGTAGTACTTACCCCGCGTGTCATCCTGTCTAATGATTGGCGTGTCAGCAAGCATCAGCGGTCCTGTCAAGATGCGAAGTGCGGCATCTTCTGCGAAGCGGTGCTGTTTCGATAAGGCGATGAAAGGCCGCTCGATTGCGGGTGATTCTACGAGGCTGACGTAGCTTACGCCTTCGCCATCCTCATCAATCGTCATCAGGTATACAGGTAGCTGTTCCATACTTGCAAATACCATCAAGCCCCCAACGTTGCAAATTCACTCATCCTGCGAAGCCTGCCGCTTACACTGCGGATATCTGATTCAACCACATACGCCCGCATCCCTTGCCCTTGTCCGTTAGCAGGTGGGTTCAGCAGTTGCGCATTCGGGTTGGTTGCTGTTGGTGGTGGTAACGCCTGCCCGCCCATATTGCCGCCGCTTGCGCCTCCTGCGCTAACACTACCTCCGCCGCCACCGCCACCGCCACCGCCTGAAATGCTTTTCGCTTGATTCAATCCTGTTGCCGCAATGGCCGCAATACTCAGCCCTGCTTTGACTTTTGCCATCGTTATAAGCGTAGCCGCCTGCGTTGCACCTGCCACACCCGCAGTCAATGCGTTGGCTGGATTTGCCGCCGCATTCGCAGAAATACCCGCTATCTCTTTTTGCAAGTTGATGATGACGTTGGCTATCGCCACGCCTTTTTCCAAAGCCAATGCCGCCAACATAAAGCCCTTCGATTTGTTGCCAAACGCTTGCAATATGGTGACGATGCTCTGCGATGCGTTATTGTAGAACGACACCCGCGCTTCTTGGAATGCTTTTTCATCAGCCTCCGCCTTCTCTCGCATCGCTTGTTGTTGCGCGTAATATTCTTCTTCAACTGCCAGCTTATAGTCAATTTCCGCTTTCTGCTGTTCAAGTTCAGCGGCTAACCGCTCATCCTCTTTTTGTTTCGCCGTAGCGGCCTGCTCATCAAGTTTGGCCTGTCGCGCCACCCGCAATTCATCCAGCACCAAATTTGTCGCTTCTTCATTGCCCTTGACCTTTGCCAGTCGTTCCTCAAAGGATTGGTCAATGGCTTCCAGTTCTCTTTCGTTTTCTGAAAGCGATGCCATCAGCAGGGCCTGTCGTGAGGCGGCGATGATGTTGTTGACTTCCTGTTCTTTCGCGGCGCGTTCCTCAGCTGTTTTCTTGGCTTTTGCTTGCCTTTCTTCTTCCTTTTTTGCGGCCTCCTCTGCTGTTTTTTCTTGCTTTGAAGCTTCTTCATTGCGCAATCGAGTGGCTTCCGTTGCACGCAAAATGTTGCGCGCGTGTATTGCTTCATTGCGTTCCTCTTGATTCTTAGCATTTTGAATGCGCAATGTTGCAAGTGCCTCCTCGCGCTGATACATCTGCGCATCCGTTTCGCCCTTTGCCTTGGCAAGTTCATTCATCCTCTCCATTGATGAAATTTGCGCATCAAGGCTTGGCTTAACTTTTATGCCTAAAAAGCCTTTGACTGCCGCTGTTAGCTTATCAAAATTGGCAATCAGCAAGCCAATAGCCACAACTGCCGCGCCAATACCTGTGCTAATCAGGGCAACCCTAAATGCTTTTAAGGCCACGTTGCTGGTTCCTACGGCAAATGCATAAGCCTTCTGCGCAACTGCGTTCAGATTCACCATAACGGCGGAATCCTTGTTCAATACGTTAGCGACCGCCTGTACGCCATTCAGCAACGCCAATGCACCCTGCACCTTCATCATCGCCTTTTGCAAATCCTCGTTCTCATCGCCGAACAACGCCGCCGCACCCTGCGCCACTGCGAATGCACCCGCCAAGCCTTGACCCACGCCAAGCAAGGTGTCCAGCGTTCTGGTGTCCGATGCCATCGCCTTGATTTGCGCCTGCGTGTCGCCGATTTGGTCTGCAAGTCCACCCGCCTGCGCTTGCAATTCGCGGAAGCGTTGCGTGTTCTTTTGCCCTGACTGCTCCAACGCCTGCATCTCCTCACGCAACGATTTAAGTTGCGACCTCGCCGATTGCGTACCTTTCTGCGTTTGGTCTTCCAATCGAAGACCAACGACTACGGTGTTTTTAACGTCTGCCATTATCTAACTTTTACAGGTGAAGTGAATGTTGGTGTGACCTCGCCATCCACTTCGGATTCAAGGTTGTAGTTCAAATTTGGCGTTACCGTTTGCGGACTAAATTCTGCAAGGTTCAAGATGCGGCGAAGCGTTACCCTGCACATCACATTTTGACCGACCCGATAGTCGCTGATTTCCAATAACCGCCATTTAACGCCGTGCCAGTAGACAGGTTTTCGGAAGTCAAGACCTGCGATGTCGGTAACGGTCAGCAGAAAGGTAGCCTGCACTGTCATCGCTTCCTTGCTTGCAATTTCCTCGATGTAGGTCTTCCAGTAGCCGTTGAACAGGTTGTTATTCGTGTATGGCGTGTAACCGCCTTGCCCATCGGGTAACGCCCAGTAAATCTGCTTCGGCATTCCAAATGCCAAGTCCTGTTGTGGGTCATATGGATTATCAACGTGACCGATGTAGGGAAGCGTGTTGCCGCTCACCCAGCCGCTTATGTTCGTGCCGAAGTTACTCACCCAGTACCAAGTTTCGGTTGACCCACTCGGCGCAGGTGTCATCTCAATGTAGTTGTACTGCGCAATCCGATAGCCTGTCTTCATCGTTTTCAATGTGCCATCATCCTGCACGTCAAAGGTGCGACCAAGCACGATGTTGGTGCGGTACTGCGCAGGGATGACCGTGGCGCACTTGGTTTCGATTCGCTGCTCGCCAACGCCGTAAAAGTTTTCAGTGTCAAAAATCCTGCAACCATAGCCTTTCTGCCAAGTGTTTTGATAGCTTTTTGCCAATGCCTCTCCGCCATTTCGGTATGCAAAGGTGAACTGCTTGCGAAGTTCAGGGTCGCCCATCGTTATCTGCATCTCCTGTGCCTCGTCCGATTTCTGCGACCAATCCACAACGCCGCTGGTGTAGAACTCGTTAAACGGCTCGATGTAAATCAGCGTTGGGTCAAGAGGCGACTGGTAGAAGTACAGGTTAAACATCTTCTGCAAGTCGCTGAGCAGGTCAATCTGCAAGGTGTCGGCGGGCAATGCCGTGCGCATATCGATGTACTGATTCAACATCGAAAAACGTTGCGTCAGGTTTAGCTGAAAAGTACCCGCTTGCAATTCCATCGCGCCTTCGTTGGCAGTGACCACAACTTTCAGCGTGCCATTTTGCGCCAAAAATACCTGCCTGTTTATGCTGTGAATTAGAATGTTACTGCCTATCGCTACAACCTCGCTGATGCTATTGCCCTGCGTGTCTTTGAGCAAAGTGCCACTGCTGTTCTTAACCTCAATCGTGAACTCACTGGCATCAGTCGCACCCGCTAAATTCAACTCAACGTTTAAGTTATACAAACCCGCATAACCACTTGCGGCAGTAAACACACCTGTACCTGTGTCCATCTTGCCATTATCGGAATTGTAGAATGGCGATGTGGTGTCGTTGAAAATAACGTTATAAGTCCACGCGGCATCCGAAACATAACCCGATGCGCCGACAAAGCATTTATTCTCGCCGCTCACATACGGAAAAGCCTCGCCCGCGTAAGGAAGCACAAGCCGCTCAAATTCCGTGCTGTTAAAGAAGGTAGATTCGTAGCGGTAGCCGTGTTGTGCAAAGATTAGGTCAATCATCTTCTTGACCCAAATGTTCGGTCGCTGGACTTCGATTGGTATCAGCCTGTCAAAAGCGTAATTGAGCGCGGCAAACAAAGAAGCAAATGCACCAACAGGCGTTTGACTGCCCAATACGTGACCCAATCCAATCGCGTCAGTGATGCCATACACAAACCCACTCGCATCGCTAAATGTATCATCCCAACTTCCTGTCACCAGCGATTCGGTAAAGGTGTGGTTCATACCTGTCACGCCAACCGTGTCCACCAACTTCACGCCTTCCATTGCTTTGAACAGGCTCACCTCCTCGCCGTAGATGCCCACTTCGTAGGTTGCAACCCCTCGCGTCACCGACATTGATAGCATCTGCATCGTGCCACGAAACACCTGCACCCCATCATTCCACAGCGCGCACTTTACCTGCTTGTTTGGCGTGAACCCACCTACAAAGGATTGCACGTTGTACGCGTAGCGGAAGGCGATGTCGTTGGCTTTGCTGGATTGCAAGGCGATTGTCTTGCTAAACGCTCCCCGCCGCTTGGTGATGTCAGCCAAGTCCTGAACGCTGAACGTGATGGCGATGTCGGTGTCCTGCGACAAGTCAAGGTCATAGCCTACCGTTGGGTTATCCGCGTCAGGGTAGCAAACGAATTTGGTCATCATAGCGCGGTATTTTCGTAGCCTACCTGCACGTCAACTGTAATGGCTTGCAAGCGGTCATTGATGCGCTTCATAATGTTGTAGGTGTTTGTTTGCACCACCACAGGCACCAACGCGCCACAACTCAATCCAGCATTCAGGACTGTAAATCATCTCTTGAAGCCAACTGAACTCCGCATCCGATAGCCAATCGCTTTGTAGGTTGTACGTGTCGCGGTAAGTGACGCTCCACTGCTTGTCGAACTGGTCATCGCCGTACACCGTGTTGTTGTATCCGTAGGTTTGGCGGTTTACATTTACCGCCTGCCGATTCTTTTTTGTAAACGTGTAGCCATCCACTCCGCCGTACATATTGCGGAAGTAAACGCGCAGTTGGTCGTACCTCTCGCAGTTGTCGATGGTGTAGTAGTAGACCGCAGTTCGGCTAAATGCGGATGTAATGCCACCTGCTGTGTTGGCGGTCATCTGCACTGCTATTGTTCCTCCCTGCGTTGGGAAGTTGACCGAACCTGCACTGCCATCACTGCACTGCGCTGATGTTAAGTTGTACAACCCTCTCGGCCCTGCGTTAATCAAAGGCGCAAGTCCACTCACCGTTCCTGTCACCAAGAAAGACGATCGCGTTGCACCCGTGTCGTAGGTCACGCGAAGGGCAACACCTGTCACGGCTGAATCTACCACCATCGACAGGAAGTCGTTGCTTCCGCTGGTCAGCGTGCTACTCACTGGCCTGTTGCTGACTACTTTCAATGCCACAGCGTCACCGCTCACCGTAGCGGCGTAGTAAGTCGTTGGCGCGGCAATGGCTGTGTTGTAGTCCTGTTGCCTGAACGCCGCCTGCCACGCGATGACTGAACCTGTTGTTGTTCCTGTCGCCACCGTTGGCGGTGAACCGTACTCCTCGCGAAAGGTCAGGTTCGCCTTGACCGCATAGCCGCCCGACTGCCATCCGCTTGTGGTTTGCGGAACTGCTGGCAATATCAGCGTTTCAACCACCTTGCTCACGCCAAAGAATCCGAAACTGGTGCTGGGCAGTTTGTCGCACTTCAACCGTGCGCTTGCCGTGCTTCCACTTACATCGCAGATATAGCGGAAGTTTGCAGATGCGGTTAGGTTACTGCTTACCACGACAACATCGCTGTTGCCGACAGGTAGAAGTGCAGGAAGGGAGGATACAATGGTTATACTCATTTCTCAAATGTTGATAGCAATTTCAAACTTATTTGCTTGCCTGTGATGTCGGCAATAGTCACGGTCAATTCGTTCACCCGCTTATCGGTCATCGTATCCGTGTAGAATGGTCGCGGCTTGATGCCTTGTCTTTTTGTTTTACTTGCAATCGCATAAGCCGCTCTTTTTAGGCTTTCCTCTGCATCCGTGTCATCGAAATCATTCACGGCAATCGGCTTATCCTTTATCCACTTAACGATGGCATCAACGTGGCGTTTGCTTGGTTGTATTCTGCGGAAACTGAACGGAAGGCCGCGCTTGTTCTCCACACCATCAACGCCGTAGTTCACATAGGCCCAGTACTCCGCACCTTCAAGGTCAATCTTCAACGCCTGCCCATCCAAGCGGAAGTCAGAAGCGCGGAACGACTGGCGAAGGTTTAGCGTGGCGGTAGCATCGTACCTATCCACTGCTTTATTCATCGCATCAATCGCCTCGTGCAACCACCGTAGTACTGCGCTCTTTACATCCTTGCTATCGGTCAGGCTTACGGATTCAGTTACATCGGTGCCAATGCCTGAAAGCTGGCTGGTTAAACTTACATCTAACTTCATCAGCTATAAATACCACTCACCGCAAATGTGTGCTATTGCAAATCTTTCGCCAATCGAACGTAATTCATAAACTGCCGCGCGGGCATCGCAAACACCGCATCCATTTTGAGCGGGTCGCGCTTGGCTATCAGCACATACGCCACGCCAAGCCATCCGTAGTCGGGTTTGGCTATTCCTTGGCCGCTGTCTTCTTCTTCGCCTCCGCGAAATAGGTCTGCATAATCTTCAACAAAGGTTCGGAATGACGCAAAAAAAAACAGGCAAACCCCCACACGTCAGCCATCTTCGCCTTCTTCATCGCCTCTGCCCTTTCCGCGTGCTTGCCGCCATCATACGCCAATGTCTTGCCATACCAAGTGACCTCACGCGTTAGGCTGGCGAGCAGCAGGTGCAGATTGGCAACTACTTCCCTATCGCTGGTCAGCTGATAGTTTAGCAGTTCCATCATCTGCCCTGCGCTCATCTGGTCGATGAACCACTCCATCCTGTAACGCTTGCCGCCAATGCGAACCACCCGCTTGGCAGGTAGCATCGACAGCGCACCGCACTCCTCATCAATGACTGCCGCCCTTGCGTTCAGTTGGTCAATCGTCCACCCTTCCACCGCACTTTGCTCCACGCCATCCACGATGCAGACAGTGTTGACCTTCTTGCGCAGGTTGCCCATATCAGGGTCAATGGCGGTCAGTTCTTGGAACTGGGCCACGGTTAGGCGGTTAAGCAATTTCATAGCGGATATTTAGCACCGTTGTGGGTGAAGTGACGAAGCAACACAACCTCGCCATCAAAGGTCAGCACGTTGCGGCGTACATCCCAACGACTGCCCGATGGCATATCAGCACCGTGATTGTGCAGGTGAAAGCTGTGCTTCATATTCTTGACCTTAAAGCCAAGGCTGTGTATCAGGTAGCTTATCAGCCATTGCTGTTTGGCGTAGTGGTGAAAGATGCCACTAAACGAAGCCCAGTTCTGAACGTAGTGCTGATAAATTGCCTTGTGCGTCACCACCTTTGCGGCAATGCATCCAGTATTGAAGACAGGCAACTTCCAAACGCGCTCTTGGTTGAATCCATCAATCGCCTTTCCTGTGAAGCCAATATTTGACGCTTCCTGTAAAAGTGTCTGCCCCTGAAACTGATTTGGCCCGACCATCACCTCGCCAACCTGCAATCCTTCAAGTGCCTTGCGCTCGTTCTCGTTCATCCCGCGTTGCAAGTACATATCGCCATCCGTGAACACTACCGTGTCAAGGTCGCTGACTTCCAAACCCTCCGCGTGAATCCAGTCGCCGTGTTGCACACATCCGTTGCTATTCCAAGCCTGAATCGCGGAATGCGGAAGGCGGTGAACCTGAACGCCATCAATTTCAGGCAATACCTCATCGCCAACGTAAATCAGGATGAAGCGGTCAAAGTTGCTGTGCGCTTTGACGCTCGATAAATAAGCGGTCATTTTCGGCATATACGCCGCATTCGCCGCTGTCATTAGTACTACTGCCATTGCTCAATTAGTTGGGTTGCTGTTGTCATTGCCTCGGCGATGGCTACGTCCATATCGATGTATTTGTACTTGCCAAGCCTGCCCGCAAAGGTAACGCCTTTCTGCTCCTGCGCCAATCGCTGATAATTCGCCAAAACCTCCACATCATCCACTAACCGCATCGGGTAGTATGGCGTGTCGTTCGTACCGCACTCCCTGCTGAACTCCTGCGTTTGAATCACCACATCGGTTTGCGGCGTTGGTGTCAGCAAGTTGTGTTCTACTATTCGCGTGTATGGCTTCTGCTTCGTGTAGTTGATGACTGGTGCGCCTTGTGATTCTCCCTGCACCCTTGCAAAGTCAAGCGTTCGGTAACGCAACCGCCCCTCGCTAAATTGGAAGTACGCATCAAGCGCACCTGTCCAAATCGTATGCTCACCTGTTGCCTCAAAGTTGCTGTTCAACCGAACCTCGATATTGTCGTGGTCAAGCATCGCCTCAACGACCGCCGTATAGCCATTTTCAGGCATCGCTTGGTATTTGTGGAAGTAGTAGTTATCATCCGCAGAATAACGCACAGGAAGGCGCGAAAACACGCTTGCTGGTAATCGTGATGGGTGAACGCCCCACTGCTTTTCCGTGTAGCCTTCGTAAATCGCTTTGTATAGCTTTTTGCCGACCGTTGCCAGTGCCAACTGCTCAAAGTTCTTCGGGAATGCGGTAAATACACAAGCCTCATCCACCCACCTTCGCGCTTCGTTTGGTGTCATCGCCTTCCCTGCAAGTTGGCACATCGTCAGCAGATTGACAGGCATTGACAGCAGTTGCCCATCCGAATGCGCTAACACCTTGTGGCGGTAATTACTCCACTTGCCAAAGCGGTTTACAAACTGCCATACCTGTTCGTTGTCCGTGTGGAAGATATGCGCGCCGTAGCGATGCACAAGCACGCCCTGTTCTTCCTTCGTGTGGCAGTTACCCGCTACGTGGTTGCGCTGTTCGTAAATAGTTATGTTGTGACCTGCCTCCGCTAATAAACGCGCAATGGTTGCGCCTGTTACACCCGCACCTGCGATGGCTACTTGCATTCCCAAAGTTACATAATTACATACTTCCCGCCTGCACTCTGCGATAGCTTGTTGAGCGCAACGTAGCGCACCGCATCAATGGCGTGGTTGTACTTGTCAATCGGCACTCCCAACGATGCACCCGTGCGGTCAGTATCCCACGTGTAGTTCCTCAATTCCTTGATGAGGTTTGTGCTACTCTTGGTCACCTGAATGCTAAACCTGTGAAGGATGTCGATGGAATTGCGGATGCTGTCCTGCCCCTTCTGCGCTGGCTTGATGTTGAAGCCAAGGCGATGCACCTCCTCGATGCTTTTCGGTTCAGCACAATCCGCGACAATCTCCCACGCCCGATTGATGCCGAACTCGCGCAACTTGGTCGCGATGTCTTGGTTCGTCAGGTTGTTGGCATACAGCAGTTCGTGAAGGGTTAGCGTGTCGCCTGACCTGTACACCGCCACCAACGCAGTCGGGTCGTTGGTGTAGCCCCAGTCAAGACCAAGCGCGACCAGTTTGGATGTCGTGTAGTTGATTTCGTCAATCTGCGTCCAGTTGCTGAAAATAACGCCCTGAACACTGCCGACCTGACCAAGACCGTACACCTTCCACCAATTCGCCCAGTACGTGGATGTCGCGGCCTTCACCTCCGCCATTTCGATGTCCTTTCTGATTGTGTCAGGCAACGCTTCGTTGTCGCGGAAGGTCAGCACCAGCAGTTCAGCATCATCCTCGCGTAGCACCTCCGTGTGCGCCCAGAACTCGTGCGTTGGGTTGTAGTCGATGTAGATGGCTTCACTTGTGCGGATTGCCAGTTGGTAGTACGATTCAAAGTCGATGTTGTTGGCCTCGTTGATGTACAGCACCTGCCGCCTTGCGCCTCTGAGCCTGCCTTCGCTATCTGCTGAAAAGAACTCGATTGTGCTTCCGTTGGCGAAGTTGTACGTCAGCAGGGTCTTGTTCCAACGGTCGGGTGCCCAGCTTCCAGTCCACTGCATCACCTTGGCGAAGTCCTTGATAGCACCCCTTCGCAGGTGCGGCACTGATTCAGATACAACGCTGATTTCGGTCTTGGCTTTGGCCGCTATGTCGATTAGCACGGCAAGGATGGCGATGGTTTTTCCGTTCCCCCACCAGTTGCCCAGTGGGGGTCAACATCCAGCAGATGTTCCGCCCTGAATCACCTTCTTCCGAGCGGCCACCTGCCGAATGCGTTTAATCGCTGTTGTGTATTGGAACGCCACTGTTGTGTTTGTAGTCAGGACAGGACTCGAACCTGCGACCTTTGTCTTTTGATTCCTATTGGAATCATCACCAACGCGCTACCCCTGCGCCACCTGACTGAATAATTTTTATAGTCTCTCAAGTTTTTCATTTATAGCATCCGCTATAAACTTGCCGAGTTCATCTTGAAATTCCGAAGCATCTTCTATTGTTGGAAATAGATGCTGAATAGCACCCCACCCGCGTATTGATAGAACCTCATTGACAACCTCATATGTCTTATCTGGAAAGTCATTGATTTGGGCAATCATTTGATTACCTTCTTTAGAGTTACCCCAAATGTAACCCCCACCGAATTCATCATATTTAGCACGACCAATAAACTTTTTAAGTTCTTCTTTATATTTCATATTTTAATTTTTAGTAGTCAGGACAGGATTCGAACCTGCATGATAAAGGTACTCGCTCGCTGCCTTACACTTTATCTTAGACCTCCGAGTTAGCGTCTACCTTTCCGCCACCTGACTAATGCAAATATAATCACTTTCTTTCGCTTTCAGCCTTTACCTTCTCGATATAAACCACCGCATCCATCAACTCCTCCTGCAAGTGCTGAATCCACTCGGCAAAGGTCAGGTCATCGCGCTCCATTGTCGTGCCGTACTTGCGCTTGCCCGCCTCGGCTCTTGTCCGAAATTGGTCAATGACTGATTCGACTATGCGGTCACTCACGCAAACAAAAATTGATGCAGTTCTTCCACCGTGCGGCATACCTCATTCCCATCCTTGTCCCACATCTGCAACTGCTCACGTCTCCCAAAGTCCTTCTCGTACATCCACCAAGAAATGGTTTCGTATTGATGCTCATCGAAGACGTGCTTCAACAGCAGTTCGATGACTTCTTGTGCGCTCTCTCTAAATTCGGTCAGGTCGATGCCAAGTTTGTAAGCCTCCCGCGTTCTTTTGTTATCCGCATCCATCAGGTTCAGCAGGTGTTGTAGTTCAGGTAGGGTCATAGGTCGTCACCAAATAGCGGCTGTTCGATGTGTACGATGCTTTCCACTTCTTGTTTCGGCATTCCGTACACCCGCGACAGCAAGGTTTCAAGGCTGTACAGCGTTCCCTTCTCGATGCTCTTGCGCATTGCCGATGCGATGGTCTTCTCCAATATCGTGGCTTTTGGATTGTCCCACACCTGCTTCAGTTCATCAACGGTCATCGCCATCATATTCTGAATCGTGTCGTTGATTTCGGAACGCTTGTAGCCTTGGTCAACCAGCAGGGTCACGTACTTACGCGGTCTCCCGTTGGGGTTGCCTGACTGCCCTTTTTCAAACGGCTTGTTGTTTGGTATCGGATTACTCACGGCTGTTAGTCGGCTGTTTTGTACGGCTGTCCGTTGCGGGTGATGGTCAGGGTCGGGTCGAGTTTCCGCATCCTGTCAATTATCACTTGGCAGTACTTCGGGTCAAGTTCCATTCCGTAGCACTTGCGGTTCAGTTGGTGCGCGGCTACCATTGTAGAGCCTGAGCCTAAAAATAAATCTAATACTAAATCATTTTCATTTATAAAATCTGGAATTGCATAAGCAGAAAGTGTTATTGGCTTTTGTGTAGGATGTACATATTCTGAACCAGTATCTACATTTATTTCCCATATTGCTTTTTTCCTTTCTCCTTTTAGTTTTGGTTTACCTTGTGAACAAAATAAAGCCATTTCGTAATTATTACCATAACTGCTTAAATCTCCCATACCCATTTTCCCTTTATTCCATATTATAGTATTTAGGTAATATTCTTCATACATATCTCTCCAAATTGGATAAACTTGGTGTGAAGTCCAAATAAACCAAGCAGAGTTTTCTTTTGTATATAAAATTAAATTTGGTTTGAAATCCAGAAATTTATTGTCATTTTCAAGTATATCAAACTTATTTTCACTTTTATTATTTCTCCAATTTGATTTGTAGTTAATCCCATAAGGCGGGTCGGTAAACACCATATCAGCCTTCTGCCCATCCATCAACTTCGCAACGGCATCGCTATCCGTTGAATCCCCACAAAGCAAACGATGCTCGCCAATCTCAAACAGGTCACCCAGCACGATGTCGGTATGCACTTCGTCAGGCATTTCAAAGTCATCCTCCTCCGCTTCCAGTTCCTGCACCTGCTCAAACTCGGGCAGGTCAAGACCCCACTCGTTTAGTTCATCGGCATCCCACTAATTCGCCAGCATCTCCCAATCCCATTCCCCACCGCTGACGTTGTCCTTGATGATGAACTGCCGTTGCTTGTCCTCATCCCAATCTACCACCTCAATCGGCACCTCCTTCCATCCTGCTTCCTTCATTGCCTTTAGCCGCATATTGCCTCCCAGCACGACCATATCCGTGTTGACCACGACAGGTCGCACCTCGGCCATTTCGGGAAGGTCTTTGATTGACTGCACCAGTTTCTTGAACTTGTCGTCCTTGATGATGCGCGGGTTGTTCGGGTTCGGCTTCAACTCGCCAATGGCTACCTTCTTCATACCTCCACGCTGTTCATTATGTCGATTATCTTCTCGCATATCGCCACCTTCGCGTGCAATGCGTTGGGCGCATCGCAGTCGTTCAGGCTGTCCAATATGTTGGCCATATCGGTCATCAGCGCGCCAATGTTCACGAGCTTGGACATATGCAAGTCGTGTTCTTCCTGTTTATTACTCTTCGTCAAGTTCGCCAAGTTCTTTCAGTTTATTGCGTGACCATCCCAACGCGGCCTTGCCACCCCAAAGCAGGTAGCTGATGTAACCGCAGTCGCTGGTGCTGTCAGCGTTGTCGTAGTAGGTTTCAGCGCGCGACAGGTAACTGTGCATCCGCTTGATTGTTTCAAGGCTTATCCCTTCACCTGATGCTAATTGCCGCGCCCTAACTTTGCCAGTTTGGGTTGCGCATTTGTTGCCGTTGCGCTCGTTTAGTTCGATGCCGCGCCTCGCGTTGTTGCGCACTCCCTGACCATAGTCCGCGTAGGTGTCGGCGAACTTCTGCTCGTACTGCGAATTGCAGACAGCGTAGCGGGTTGGGTTGTCAGGAAATTCCGCACGCGCCTTATCGTCACCCATACATCGCTGGATGAAGTCGCTCTTGCTTTCGTTGTCAGTTGGCTTCGGTAGTGGCATTGCTTCCGTTTACATTAAATACCACATCGCGCTCTTTTACACAATGCTCCGCGTGTGCCACTAATTCCGACAGGCGGCCAACGGCACAGGTTGCGCACCACCAGTCCGTACGCGGAATGCCAAGGCTAATCGCCGCCGCTTGCAGTGTGTTCACCTCCGCAGGAGTAAGGCGTAGCGACTTGGTTGAATGGTACAGTTCAAGTTTAGGCTTGATGGCCAGCACTTCGTAAATCAGGGTTGCGTTCATTCGGTTAGCTTTATGATGATGATGGCTAATGCCGCAGATGACAAGCCGACAAACGGCGCATAGTATAGCGGTTGGTCAAAAACTGACAAGCCAAATCCTGTCCAAAATGCAAGGCAGGTCAGGCAGGATAAAGGCTTGAAGCGACTGATGCGATAGTACCACTTCGGTAGTACGTTATACCTCTCCATCGCCAATGCTGTCAAAGCCGCCAATAAAATCGTTGTAATCATCTTGTAGTGCTTGTTTTAGTCGTTGCCTGCAAAGGTCAATCGTGTAGCAGATTGACCGATATGGAATGCCTGTGTTGCGATTGATAAGTTTCTTGTTGCCCAGTTCAAGCCATAGCAAGAATAGGTTTTTGTCGTATGGGTACTTGCCTGCCGCCGCCCACTTGTCCATCTCTTCTTCCGCTTTGCGATACAGGTGGTCAGGGACTGTGCTATACTTCTCATCCACCTGCTCAACCTCACCCAAAGCCACGCGCTCTTCGTTGTGCCGATACTTCCGCTGAAATGGCGATGTCTTGCCTCTGAATAGGTTAATAGCGGCGCGAACGATGTAGAAAGTGAGCGCACCTGACGCGTGTAGCTGTTCAACACGCTCGGGCCTGTCGTAGCAGTAGATGACCAGTTCGTGTTCGAGGTCAGCGGCATAGTCGCTTGTCGCGATTTGCCTTGCCACTTGTCGGAACACTCCGTCATTGTACAGCTGGTGTATGATTTCGTTGGCACCCACATTGTGGGCAAATATACTCAGAGTCTTCTATTGTTTGTATGAACTTGAAGCGCGAATCATTATTGTGCAACGCCCAGTCAACGACAAGCACGCCGTGATAAACGCTGGTATGGTTGCGGTTTAACAATATGCCAATGGCTGACAGGCTGTATTTGTAGTGATGCTTGCGATACAAGTACCACATAAGCGCGTGCCTCGCTCGTGTAACTTCGGCCTTGCGATTTGTTGTGCAAATTTCCGCAAACGTCACGCCTGTAATGGCTTCGATGCGCTTGGCAATTTCAGTGATAAAGGTTGGTGTTTTCATCTTGGCATCCTTATTTTAGGGATTGTATAAATCTGATTCTTACGAAAATTGCTTGAATTATTAGAACTGCTATTACGATGCCAAGTTCCATATTGATAGGATAAAATACATTTTGTTTTAATTTTTGATGGCCTAACAAGCTTATCGGCCTTCAAAATATCCTTGACATTGACCTCGTGTACTTCAATCCCATAATCGAAAAAATTTATAATCTTATCTATTTTTTGCTCGCTTACAGGGTTTGTATGTACAATTTCAATCAAATACTTTGCTATTCCTTTGTGAAATATAGTAATGTCAGGAACAAATAAAATTTTCCCCCTGTCAATTGTTTTGTCAAACCATTGAAGCGGGTCTTTGCCTCTTGGGTCTTCGTATTTTGTTTCTTCGTAAGGTTTACTCCAATCAATATCTGGCGGGTTATAATCAATTAACCCTTTTGATTGTTCAAAATAAAAATGGTCGCTTGTTTGATAAAATGGCAGTTCCATAAAAATGCCATAATTAGAACGCCAACTAAATGGAGGCAATCCACAAAAATCATTTTTATCATCAATTTCTTTAAGCCACTTGTGCAGTGTTTGTTTTGCATATAGATGCAGTAAACTTTCTTTTTCTTGGTATCTCATACTCCAGTTAGTTGAATGTTCATTAAATCGCAAAATTCTTTTGTGGTTCGGATAATGTGGTAGGTGTAGCCTTTGCTTTCCACCAGCTTTTGCCAGTTCTTCTGCGCTTCGGATTGCTTGCCTCCATCGACTTTAAACTCGATGAACTTCACGCCATCAGGATGCAGGTAGGTCATATCAGCGACACCCGCCACCATTCCCATCGTTTTGAGCAGTGAGCCGTTTATCGCGTTGCGCGGGTTGTTGTGGTTCATAAACAGCAAGCCATATTCAAGCGGCTTGCATAAGCAGAATAAGCGATAGCAAGCGCGTTGCAGGTCGCTTTCAGAATGGCGTTTGGTCATCGTTTTTGAATTTAGGTGGGAAAATAGGAAGGTCAGTGAATTTGGTTAGGTGGTCATAAAAATACATTTCAGCAGTGCCGCACATTCCATTGCGGTTCTTGGCTACAATCAACTCCGCCGCCTTGCGGTCAGCCTGCGGATTGAAGTAAGCCTCGCGGTGTACAAATGTAACCGTGTCCGCGTTCTGCTCGATGCCGCCACTGCTTCGGATGTCGGATAGGATTGGCCGCTTGTTGGTTCGCGTTTCCAAACTGCGGTTCAACTGGCTGAGCAGTACGATTGGGATGTTCAGTCGCTTGGATGTGATTTTCAAATCGCGGGTCAGGTCTTCAAAAAACTTATTGGTATCGCCCGCTTGCACGCTGTTTTGCGGCGTCATTATTTGCAGGTAGTCAATAAACACCACGTCAGGCTTGATGCGGTCTACCTCGGCGTTCACTACGTTTATATTCACCATCCCTGCGTCAATGATGTGCAATGGCAGGTCTTTAATGTGGTCGCTGGCGGCAAATAACGCCTTGACTTCGCTGTCCAGCAGTTCACGCGGGTTCTTCATTATGTTCCCATTTGATACGCCTGTTTCTGCGGCAAGGATGCGCGCGGCCAGTTCGTCTGCGCTCATCTCCAAACTGAAAAACGCCACCTTCTTTCCTTGCTTGGCAATCTGAACTGCCCAGTTCACCGTGAACGCGGTCTTGCCCATCGCAGGTCGTGCGGCAAGGATGTTCAGTGTGGATGGCATTAGCATTCCCAGCACTGCATCCAGTTTACCCCAGCCACTGCTGATGCCAAGGTTCTTGCGGCCTTCCTTGCGTTCAATCAGGTCTTTCAGCAGTTCACCCATTAGCTTGTCAATCTTCTTGTTTGATTTGGCCAGCATTGAACGGTTGATGCCTTCAACGTCAATGGTCAGGTTGTCCAGCACTTCCAGCGGGTGTGCGCTCTTGTTCATCATCGCGCTTGTAGCTTTGTTGGTGACGGCGTGAAGTTTGCGAAGCAGGTAGCTTTCGGTCGCCATCAGCATCGGCGTGTAGATGTCGGTCATTCCCAGCACCGCGCTGTCAAGGCTTATCAGGTAGTCCATCGGGTTGGCAATATGCTTGGATAGCAATAGGCTCACGCTGATGTAGTCGATAACCTTGCCTTCTTTGCGCAGATGCATCAGCACTTCATACAGGTGCTGGTTGTTCGGGATTTGGAAGAAGTCGGGTTTGTTTTCAAGCCACGCCGCCGCTTCAGGCATCGTGTTTGGCTGTGCGAACATCATCGCAATCAGCATCGTTTCAGTAGGGAAGGCTTCCATCGGGCAGGGTTCCGTGTTCGTCAAAGTAAAACCTATCTTCACTGCTGATGGTGTGCGACCAATGCGGCTTTTGGGTGATGTTCTTGTACGCTACCCAGTTGGCAAAGTGTCGTTTGTACTTGCTAAAAGTGCTGTGTTCCACGTCCTTCAATGTCAAGTCCGTTTCAAAGTCGTTGACCTGCTTTTCCAGTTCCTTGCGGTCGCAGTTCTTGCTCATCATAAACGTCTCGC